TATCATATGGAAAACGGACGCATCTATATTGCTCACTGCCGAGGACACTACGGCGATAAATAAGCCGCTATATCCCGTCCCACCAGGGCGGGATATTTTGTTCTCTGTCAGAATTTATCGAAATCCTCTTGCGTTGCCACCACCGCATATTTGTGCTCATCATTCCGGCTCTCCACATACATATCGTTCACCATCCCGATGGTCAGAAGATCCAGATCCCGAATGGAAAGCCCTAGCTGTACGCACCGCAGAAGAAACAGGGGCGTCGTCATTTCCCGGTCAGTCGGGCGAAGTTTTTTTTAGCCTGTACATCCGTCTGGGTATTCAGCCCCCAAAGCTCTATGATCTGCGGCAGTACCTGATAAATGGAAAAGGTATTGAACCCGTCCAGCCATTCCTCCGGCGTATCCGGGATGGATGGGTCAGCATGCTTCGCCATCACATAAGCGATATTCTCAAACATTTCCAAAGAAAACAGATCCAGATTGGAATTCTCCGGGTCATTCTTGTCGATTCCCTTTTCCAGATCCCGCAGGTCTTTGTAGATATCCCGGTGGAACCGCATCCGGTAGATCCGGGGGATGGCGGCGGAGGCCTTGAAAGCGACCTCCTGACCATCAATCGTGATATTTTTCTTCATGCTCATAATGTCTCCCCTCCGATTTCATCCTCTTCCATTTCCCGCAGGCTGGACTGCTGTACCCCGGAGGTCTCCGGATCTGTCACCGTCGGCATATACACAGAGGTATACCAGCCGGTGTAGACTGTATCCGTAGTGCTGTCCCCGGTACGTGCCTTCACATAGCCGTTGGCCAGGGGCGCCGCCGTGATGGCCAGCGTTTCCGTCTGTACCTCGATCTCCTCCTCATTGGTCGCGGACTCAATATTCGGCCTTGCCGCCGAGCAGTTGTACAGCACATGGCGGATCTTCTTCACATCCCCGTCAAACTCAAAAAGCAGGGAAAAGTTCGCCGTCTCCACATTAGCGCTCTCCACCAGCACACTGTTGTCATCCAGGGATTCCTTCAGCACATCCGTCCGGAAGCTCTCCGGCACCATGGCCAGTTCCAGATCCCCCTCATAGCCCATGTTGTTGGAAATCGTATAGTAGGCGTACCCATCCGCGTAAAAATTGGACGGCTCGCCGTTTGGCTCCAAAGACAGGGATACTGCGCCCGGCATAGCCACCGGCGTCCCGAAAGTGACTTCTCCGTCCTCATCCACCGTAATCAGTGCGTAATGCACGTTGCAGATATTAAATTTTACCTTATTCTTCTTCGCAGACATTTCCTGCTCCCTCCATTTTCTTATCCGTCCTGTATGCGCTTTCCTCACCTATCGGTATCTCAAACACATACAGAACCTCGTACAGCTTTTCGCTGTCAATCCAGGTTTCCGATTTCTCATAAAAAATGCCGCAGGCGTCCAAAGCATCTTCCAGCTTCCTCTCCGCGGCTAAATCTTTCTGATCCGTATATAATTCCACCTGCGCCTCGCTGATCCGGTAATAAACCTTTCCATCCGCGGAAAAGTTATCGCTCCCTGGCAGCAGGTAACAGACGAAGGGCGGATCCGGCGCTTCCCCCTCCGCGAAATGGTCATAGGCATAAGGGAAACCGATGCTTTTCAAAATATCCAGAAGTTTATCCATCCCTCAGGCTCCTTTCGATTTCTTCTTCCAGCTGCCGGATCCCCTTTTCCTCCGCCGGGGCGATATGGGCTTTACCCTCCACCCGGCCGCCGTTCCGCTTCGCGTGGCCGTACTCCAGCAGATGGGCCAGCTGGTAGCGGTTTTTAGAATGGACAGTCAGCATCAGGCTGCTGGATGTCTCTTTTGTCTTCTTCACCGCCCAGCTTTTGGCGTAGTCCCCGGTATCCTTCGGAGCGTTAGCGCGGATCTCCTCCCTTACCGTCTCCCCGGCATCCCGGACCGCCTGCTTCACATCCTCTGCGGCCAGGTCCGCGTACTCTTCCAGCGTCTCCATAACAGTGTCCGCCAGTTCCCCGATCTGTACCGTCTGTCCCATGGTCACCGCCTCGCTTTCTCACACCGGAACTTCAGCGTTTTCTTTTTATAGTTCATGTGGTCCACAGCCGCGATGTTGTAAATCTCCCCGCCGAACAGGATGCGGAACCCGTCCGCTGTCACCTCCGCCGCCCGTTTACAGAAACGGACGGTAAAAGCAATGTCGGATTCTGCCACCGTCAATCCGGCCGTTGCCTTTTCCTGCCCGCCCTCACCGCTGACTGTGGCATGGCAGGTGTAATAATCCTCCCAAACATTCTTCCGGTTCCCGATGGCATCCGAAACCACGGAATTCTTCTGGAAAGTCACTTTTACATTCAGAAGAGCGATCTCCATCAGAACGCCTCCTTCCGGCTGCCGAAGAGCAGGGCGCGGAGCGTCAGGTTCAGGGCATGGTGGTCGGCTTCCTCCCGGTGTTCATACAAATATGCCGCGGTGAACATCACGGCTGTCTTCCCATTCTGGACCGATGCCAGTTCTTCCTCACTGTCCGTACGCAGGATATCCATGCACTGCCGTTCTGCCGAAGCTATGATAGTTTCAATTAAAGCATCATCGTCATCATCATCCACCCGGAGATAGTTTTTCATTTCCTGCAGCGTCACCATAACCTTCACCTCCCGTCAGGCAGAGGGGCGTGAATCCGTCACACCCCTCTGAAGCTGTCCGCAGGCCATCAGCTGGAAGATCCCGATTTCTGCGCCAGCACCTTCACCGCCTCGGACAGCACCAGTTTCCCATCCACTCTCTGGGAGCCAAGGAAGCCCACCTGGCCGTTGGCGGCGTACAGTTCGTTCAGCCGCTTGAAGGAACGTCCCTGCCGGTCCGCGATCCAGTAATAGCTGAAATCGCCGAAGGCAATGGTCTTCGCTCCCGCCGCGATCACCGGCATATAGGCGGAGGTCTTCACCGGCCTGCCAAGCAGAGTATCCGGCGTACCGGCCATCAGGGACGGCTGCCACAGGTACTGCCCCGTGGAATCCTTCAGCTTGCGCACCGCCTTGATGGTGGAATCATTCAGCACCCATACCGCCTTCTTCCGGTAAGGGGATTTCAGGGAATAAAACAGGTCCATCAGCTCATCCGCCGTAATGGCTGTAGAGGAAGCCGCCGTCACCCCGGTCTCCGCCCCGCCGGTGGCTGCCAGCACACCCAGAGGCTTCCCGGAGCCGTCCCCGGTAAAAAAGGCCTCTTCCTCCTTCGCCCCGATCCGGCGGGCGAATTCCTTCGCGATATAGGATTCCAGGTCAAAGACGCTGTCATTAAGAAGTTCCTCGGATACCTTGATCATGGTACCTACCTTATAAGCCCCGATGGATACCTGCCCGAAGGAATCATCGCTCTCTGTGTACGCCCCTTCCTCATCGATCCAGGACGCCGTCCCTTTGGTTGCCACCACCGGGATCTTCCGGTCGCCGCTGGAAGTACGGATCACGTTTGCCAGCTGGCGGAACACGTTTTCCTCTTCCAGGGCTTCCACCAGGGTACGCTCATACTCATCCGGCACCAGGTACCCGCCCTCGGAATCCGTCCCTTCCTCCAAAGCGTTGACCACGCCAGGAAGCGCCACCTTGGAGCGCATAGCGTTCCAGAAGTTTGTCCTGTATTCCTCCGAAGCGCGCCCGGTCTTTTCCTTTCCCGCGCCGCCGGATGCCGGACGTCCGGTCAGGGGCTGATTCACCGGTTGGGACAGCTCCCTCTCAAAGGCTTCCTGCCGCTCCATCCGGGCGATCTCTTTCCCCAGATCCGTGATCTCCTGTTCCATACGGGTATAGGCGGCATCATCCTCCGCAGACAGCACACCTTTTTCATTCCTGTGGGAATCCAGAAAGGCCTTCGCCGCCTCCCACGCCTTCGCCCTCTTTTCTCTCAGTTCTAAAATCGTCATGGTCATGTCCTCCTCTAATTCTTCAATAAATTAAGCCGCTCATAGAGACTGTCTACGCTGCGGCCTGTCGGTTCGGTTTTCGGTTTTGTCCTGCACTTTCCCGCGATCTTATCCATTAAGGAATTGACTGCGGCAGCTTCGGAATAGAGCATGGATACCGCAGGCGGCTCTGCGTCCTCCAGGAGTCCTTCCCGGCTTAAAATGCCGTCCGCGAACCCCAGTTCCACTGCTTTCCCGGCGTCCATCCAGGTTTCCGCGTCCATCATGTGGGACAGCTTTGTCCGGGACAGGCCGGTCTTGATCTCATAAGCGTTGATAATGGAATCCTTCACGCTTTCCAGCATCTCAATGGCCTTCCGCATCTCCCCGGAATCCCCCCAGGCGATGGTCGCCGGGTTATGGATCATCAGCATCCCCACCGGCGAAATCAATACCTTTGTGCCCGCCATGGCGATCACGCTTGCGGCAGATGCCGCGATCCCATCGATCTTTACCGTGACATTTCCCTTATAATCCATCAGCATGTTGTAAATCTGCGCCGCGGCCACGCAGTCCCCTCCGGGGCTGTTGATCCATACCGTGATATCGCCGTTCCCCGCCATCAGCTCCTCCTTAAAAAGAGCCGGCGTGACTTCATCGTCATACCAGCTCTCTTCCGCGATGGTTCCATTCAGGAACAGCACCCTTTCAATCCTCTCCTCACCAGAATCCTGATCCCGGATCTTCCTGCTTTTCCAGTTCCAAAACTTCTTCATCAAATCTCTACTCCTTTCCCCGCAAAACCATCTGCCCCTGCAGGCATCCCCTGCTGACCTGTTCCAAACAGTCCGGCATCCGCAAGCTTCGTCATGTTCCCGTTGATCAGGTACAGATCCCCGCCCTGCTCCGCCGGGATCCGGTCCAGGTTTTCCAGTTCCCGGATATCATTGGCGCTCATCCAGCCGTTCTGCCTTGCCGTGGCGTAGCCGTTCATCCGGCTCTGGTAGTCCCCGCGAAGCAGGCCGTCCACGTTGAACTTAATGAAATACTGCTTTTTCTCTTCCCTGGACAGAAGCGAGCGCACCATGGACTGCTCCCACCGGGACACCCAGGGATCCAGGGTATACTTCACGAATTCCAGGGACTGCTGCTCGATGTTGTTGAAAGACGACTTTTCCAGGTCCCCGATCATATGGGGCGGCACCCGGAAGATCCGGGCAATCTCATCCAGCTGGAACTTCCTGGTTTCCAGGAACTGCGCCTGCTCCGGCGAGATGGAAATGGGCGTGTACTTCATCCCTTCCTCCAGCACCGCCACCTTGTTGGCGTTCCCGCTTCCTCCGAAAGTCCTCTGCCAGCTTTCCCGCACCCGGCTGGGATCCTTGATGGTCCCCGGATGTTCCAGCACCCCGGAAGGCGCCGCGCCGTTGGCGAAAAACTTCGCCCCGTATTCCTCGCAGGCCATGGCCATGCCGATGGCGTTCTTCGCCATAGCGATAGGCGAATAGCCCACCAGCCCGTCAAATCCCAGACCTGGGATATGCAGCACTTCATAAGGGGACAACCGGACAATGGATCCCTTCATGGTCGGAGCGTCATCGGAATACAGGGTGTACTCGTAGTACAGCTTCCCCTTGTCATCCCGATCCACATACATCCGGTCCGCCATCAGGGGATATAAGGCCACCACATCGCCCCTTCCGTTCCGGATGATCTGGGCGTAGGCATTGCCCCACAAAAGCAGGTGCGTCATCAGCGTCTCCCGGAAAACGAAGGATGTCATCTCCGGGTTCGGCTCGTCATGGAGCAAAAAATAAAGCGGGTGATCCACCGCTTTTTCCTTCCCGCCATTGTCCGTATACCGGTAAAACTGCAGGGGCAGGCTGGCCACCGCCTCCGACAGGATCCTCACGCAGGAATACACTGCCGTCATCTGCATGGCCGTCCGCTCATTCACCCGCTTCCCGGATGTGCTCCCTCCCATAAAGAAGGTATAGCCGCTGCCGGACGTCCGGTTTTCCGGTTTATCCCTGCTCCTTCCAAATCCAAACAAACTTAAGATTCCCATCAAAACCTCCTATCAAAACACCAACAGTCCTCTGGTGTCATAAACAGATTCCCTTGTATCATTCCCGCACCGGATCGCCCGGTCCAGCCCCATGATCGCCGCAATCGCTCCATCGATCTTCTCCGTGGACTTCTCCTTATCCGCCTTGATATTCCCCGCCGGATCGGTACGGATGAAGATGTTGTCCATCATCCACCGCAGCACCGGATGCCCGCCATGGGCAAGCCTCTGCTCCAGCGTCAGCTTCATCAATTCTTTGGTCGGGGGACTCATATCCTTAAATCCCTGCCCGAAGGGAACTACAGTAAAGCCCATGCCCTCCAGGTTCTGTACCATCTGCACCGCGCCCCACCGGTCAAAGGCGATCTCCCGGATGTTGAACCGTTCCCCCAGACACTCAATGAATTTTTCAATATATCCGTAATGCACCACATTTCCTTCTGTAGTCTGCAGAAATCCCTGCCGCTCCCACACATCATAAGGAACATGATCCCTCCGTACCCGCAGATCCAGTGTTTCCTCCGGGATCCAGAAATACGGAAGCAGCTGGAACTTATCCGTCTCATCCAATGGCGGAAACACCAGCACAAAAGCTGTAATGTCTGTAGTAGAAGAAAGGTCCAGGCCGCCGTAGCAGACACGCCCTTCCAGTTCCTCTTCATTGACCGCAAAAGCACACTGATCCCATTTTTCCATCGGCATCCAGCGCACCGCCTGCTTCACCCACTGGTTCAGCCGCAGCTGCCGGAAGGAATTCTCTTCCCCCGGATTCTGTTTGGCAGACTCGCAGGCCGCTTTCACCTTATCGATTCCCACCGTGATATCCAGGGAAGGGTTGGCCTTCTTCCAGACCTTCGGGTCCGTCCAGTCATCGCTCTCATCCGCCCCATAGATCACCGGATAGAACGTTGGATCGATCTTCCTGCCCTCCAGAATATCCTTTGCCTTCTGATGCGTCTCATAGCAGATGGAATTGGTATCCGTCCCGGCTGTGGTAATCAGAAAATACAAAGGCTGCATCCTGGCGTCACCGCTGCCTTTTGTCATGACATCAAACAGCTTCCGGTTCGGCTGGGTATGCAGTTCATCAAAGACCACGCCGTGAATGTTGAACCCATGCTTGCTGTAAGCCTCCGCGGACAGCACCTGATAAAAACTGTTGGTCGGCTGATAGATGATCCGCTTCTGGGAAGCCAGGATCTTCACCCTCTTATTGAGGGCCGGGCACATCCGCACCATATCCGCCGCCACTTCAAAAACAATGGACGCCTGCTGCCGGTCCGCGGCGCAGCCATACACTTCCGCCCGTTCCTCACCGTCTCCGCAGCAGAGCAGGAGGGCCACCGCCGCGGCCAGTTCCGATTTTCCCTGCTTCTTGGGAATCTCAATGTACGCGGTATTAAACTGCCGGTAGCCGTTCGGCTTGATGGTACCAAACACATCCCGGATGATCTGCTCCTGCCAGTCGATCAGTTCAAAGGGCTTCCCGGCCCAGGTGCCTTTGGTATGGCACAGGCACTCAATAAAGTTCACGGCAAAATCTGCCGCATCCTTATCGTAAACAGAATCCTTCGCCCGGAACCTGGTCGGTTTATACTTTTTCAGTTTCCGCATCTTCATCCCCATCACCGCCTTTCAGCCACTGCCGGTACACCTGCTCGGAGATCTTCGCCATCATCACCGCGGCACGCTCATCCCGCAGATGTACTGGACGCTCTGGCCCATAAAATCATAATCCTGCGGGAAGGTCTGGCAGCTGATGATATCCTTATCTGTC